TAAATATGTCAAACACTTGTCCTTATTGCCAGAAAGATATTAGTGGCTTTGTTCGTAAGAAGTGGGCACTTGAGTATCCATTTACAAGGGTGTTAGCACTTCCAAGATTTTATTGCATATGCCCGGAGTGTAATAAGGAATTAGGAGTGGAAATTATAAGGGAACCATATTTTTTTACTTATAAAAAGGGAGTACGTAACTAAGTATGGAGACTAAAATAACAGAACTTGAAGGAATAAGCTTTATTACTCCGGATCCTTTTGAATTTCCTTTTGATACCATTGCAGTTTGTCCACCGTCATGTGGCCCTGGTAAGGGCTTAAGAGAAAGGGTTGTTCCTGAGTGTTTTTGGGGATTGAAAATAAGTCCAGTTTGCTATATTCATGATGACTCACTTGTAAAAGCAGAAGCAACCTGGCAGGATTTCCACCAGATTAACTCGATTATGCTGACTAATTTTCTGATTGTGTTTGACTCGTTGCCGCACTCACTTTGGACTTGGTTGTTAAATTCGCTGAGACGACATGGGGCTCTTAGTTACTATAATTGGTGCGTCTCGCCTGCTGGGGTTAGATATTTTATGAAATGCAAAGGTGTGGAGTCTTTAACTTAGGAGGCAGTATGTACGCAGATACAGTAGGTAATGTATATCCTGAGACTGGATATTATGATAATCCACATTATGCAAACTCCTGTGCTGCTGGCCAAGGTCATTATTTTATCTGGGCAGGGGACCCCGATTTGGAGATACCAGAAGGATTCCCATGTGCCTGTGGACAAATGAAAGCTCATTGGGGAATTTGTCCTACTTGTGGTAGTAGGGTGCTTAAATTGATCCCTATGGAGGATCCAAGCAATGACTAAAAAACCAAAATGGAAGTCAGCTCTACAGAAGCAAAGAATTCAGGGAGTACTGGATGATCTGATAGTCCTATGTACCAAGCACCGAATCAGTATACATCCTCAGTTTAACGGGACGGCAAATATCAGCCGTCCTACGATTGCTGTAGATTTTGGAACGCTGGATTGGGAGCTGTTTGAAGAACTTGAAGCTGACGAAGAATGTGCGAAGGTGTACTGGCTGGATCAGCAAATTCCTATTGTGAGGTGTAAGAAATTATGAAACTAAAACTTACTGTGATCATATCAGTCATTGCAATTACATTTGCTATTGTGGCTGGTTGTGGCCCATATCACAGTGGAGGGGCAAAGTATCTCTATATGAACATAGACCCTTCTACAAATGCCACCAAGATGATGCAAATAGAAAGTGTCAGGAACGTTGGACCGACAACGGTGAAAATTGTCTGTACTAATGGGGATAACATTACGATTGAGACTGAAGGTTTTCAACCAGGTCCGAGCGACGTAGGCACGGCTCTTGGAATAGTAGATAAAAGTGTTTCCGCTTTAATAGAGACAAGTAAAAAGGCTGGAACTTTAGCAAAATGATTTATATGGAAATGAAAATAGCATACGAAGATAGATATGATAGCTTAATTCAATATTTATGTGGGAATATCTTTCCTGAGATCGATTGGCGTATCGTTAAGGCTCAGATATGGCAAGAGAGTCGGTTTGATACCAAGGCTATTTCTTCTGCCAGTTGTATGGGGTTAATGCAGATATCGAGAGGGCTTGCTAAGGAGAGGCTTGAGCAACCTGCGTATGTTTGGTGCGCAGATGTTAATCTGGATCTTGGGATCACGTATCTCAAAGAACAGTATGATCATTTTCCAGAAATTCCAGAACACGCGAATAAGATTTTATTCTCCTTGGCGAGTTATAACGGAGGTCGTGGATATATTAATGCCGCAATTCGTATAGCTAATTTTGAGAAACAACAATTTACTGAATGGAGGCGAGTTGCTCCGTATCTTTCAGATCGCCGTTGTCTTGTGCGAGGCAAATATCCTGATGCGAAACAGATTAGAGATTATGTGGATAAAATAATGATGAAATATGCTGTGTATACGGAATTGACTTGAGCTGATGAAAGTAAACTGGATATCAATTCGAAATGGGCTTAACACTTTTTTAGATACGGTTAGCCGTGGAAAGGCAAGTCGTGTATCCCGCATAATCGCCCCTCGGACTGCCGGTGGGGTTTGCTGGACACCAAAGAATTATGAAAATTATGCAAATGAAACCTATTTAAAAAATGTAATTGCATATAAGGCCATTGATGAAATTGCCAAGTCAGTTGCTTCAGTTACCTGGAATCAATATAGACGGATTTCAGATGATGAAAGGCAAGAGGTGACTGATACAGATATTGCTAAGAGATTGAAACGCCCAAATCCAGGTGAGGGATTTGCTTTTCTTATGTTGAAAACGACAGCATACTTGGTTATGTGTGGGAATGCATTTATTGAGCGGGTTGGACCAACCACCGGACCAAATAAAGGTAAGGTGCTTGAATTATATTCCCATCGACCGGATAGGTTCTCAATGAAATTTGATTTAGGTTCAGGTCAATTAGCTGAGTTCATTTATACAGTTAATGGTAGAGAAGAGCGATGGGAAGTTGATCCTATAACTCAACAGGCTGATATTTTACAATTAAAAGCCTTTCATCCATTAGATGATTGGTGGGGGGCGTCTGCTACTGAGTCAGCGGCAAGAGAAATTGATACGAGTAATTCCGCAACAGAATGGAATAAATCGATCTTGGATCATCATGGACGCCCGGGAATGGTATTTACATTGATCGGTTCCGTCGGCGAGGAGTATATGGATAAGTTGGAACAGCATCTTGCTGAACAGCACTCCGGGCCAGCCAATGCCGGTAAGAATTTGATTATATCCGGTGAATCAGGGACGAAAGCTGAGCCGTGGGGATGGAATCCTAAAGATTTAGATTTTAATGAAGGCGATGTTCGGCTCATGCGTAAGATTGCCATGGGATACGGGGTTCCACCTGAGCTTTTAGGCATTCAGGATGCGACATTTAATAATAGAATGGAGGCGCGGTTATATTTTTGGGAAAACACGGTTTTCTTTTATCTTAATTATCTTCGGGATGAATTGAACAATTGGTTATTTGATGAGGATAGCGATTTATCAATTGATTATTGTCTGGATGATATCCCGGCACTGGCAACCAAACGGGATAAGTTATGGGAGCGGGCCGAGAAAAGTGACTTTTTAGAAATTAATGAGAAACGGGAAATGGTAGGGCTTCCGCCTACCAAGAACGGAGATGTAATTCTTGTTCCGGCATCGATGATCCCGCTTTCAATGGCAGGTGCATCTGGATCAGAAGTGAAAGAGGAAATTACGGAAGAGACTGAAGAGGAAGAGGAAGCACGGGCACGGATGAATTTGTTAGAGCAGGGATACACAGATGAAGAAATAGATGAGATGTTCGGGTTGCCTTGTGGGGAAGAAAAAGGTGATGAGTTTGAAGAAAGCAAGCCTTACCCGACTGAGTTCTCATGCCGGTTGCAGTCCCCGGATAAGTATGAACGGTTTGCCAGAGTAAATTGTTATCGTAAGGTAGATGGAAAATGTGTGGATTATATCTTTGGGGTTAAGGATGGAAAATCAGAAGTCCAGGCGCTGAGATTCAAGAAGAAAATATGGACTCAAGTAGCGGCAAAAGCATATTGTAAAACAAAGAATGGCAGTTTTGAAGCGTGATCAATATAACGAACAAGCGGGCAAGGCAGTTATATGTTGCTGAGATGGCAAGGTTGATGCGGAGATTAGAGACAACAAATATACGGGAATTAAAGCCTATATTGAATCGGCAATATATGAACTGTGCCAGATTGGTTCAGCAAGGGGTATTGGATGGGGCGTATCATGCGGTCGATATGGAAAGGGATAGATTGGCGACAAAAGTTGCGTTGCATTATCGACGTACTGCTACTGTATTTGGAAAAAAAGCATACAAAATTATTGATAGCAGTAAAGGTATTGCGTTTCCTGAGGAAGTTAAGGCGCCGTTGGACGAATTCTGGGCCGAATTAAATAGATGGATTCCATCCCAGACGGCAATGAAAGTTACCAAAATACAGAATACGTCAAAGAAATTACTTGCATCAGTTATTCAAAAAGGGATGCAGGAAGGGGAATCACATAGACAAATAGCTTCCAGGATTCGAAGTACAGGAAGGATTTCAACATTACAGAGGGCAAAGACAATAGCAATAACCGAGACACATACTGCCGCAGTCCATAGTGTAGATACGGCAATTAAAAGCACACGAATTGAGATGGAAAAGGAATGGTCTGCGTCTTTGGATAAGCGCACTCGGCCAGATCATGTTGTTGCTGATGGACAGAGGGTCCCGGAAAATGGAGTATTTATAGTCGGTGGGATGCCGATGAAATATCCTGGTGATCCAGCGGGCGGGCCTGCTCAGACTGTTTTATGCAGATGTGTTTTGCTCTACCATACAGTTAAGAGAATGGATAAACTGAAGCCATATGTGCCGGAAGATGTGGTGTTTGGAGAAATCATTCCTGGTTCCCCTGTTGGTTCTTCGCATGATATAGCTGATCATTTTGACAAATCAAAATTTGTAGCTTCTCCTTCAGGTACTTCAGAACAATTAAAATCAGAGGTTGAAAAAAAGTTAGGTAAGAAATTGTTTGTTTTAAAATCTGATGAAATGGATGGGTTTGTTAGATTTGTTTGTGAAATACCGGAATCAGTAAGCAGAATAGATGAGTTATACTATCGTATGGCAGTGGAGAAGCTTGTTAATCAATGGGCATTAACAAGTGGAGATACAAATTCAAGAAGTGTAATGCTGCAATTGGCTGCAAAAGAGGAATTTGGATTGAAGGGGACCTCAATTTGGTGGGAAAAGGTGACCATAAAAGAGGCAAAGAAATTATTGAAAGTACATGGTAAATCAGCAAGACAATTTCTTAGATTGATGTATGAAGATACCCAAGAGTATTTAATGAGTAAAGGATTAGCAACTGTTAGAGTTGTAAGAGGATATAGAGGTAATATAGGGATTCCTCCTTCAACAGTTGTAAATAAAATGACAAAAACAAAAGTGAAATTACAACCAATGTCAAGTTTTAGTGCTGATTTTGGAGACACGGCTGTGGAGTTTAGTTTAGCACCGTTGGGGGAAGAGGTTGAGGCATCCTCTTTATTGTTTGGAGAAGTACCGGCAAATAGAATATTATCTTGTCCTGTAACTGGATTTGGATGTAAAGAGGAATTTGAGTATGTCGTTCTTGGAGCACAAAGAAGTGGCGGCGAATCATTTTTAGGCAGTATGTTGTCGGGGGGTGAAGACGATTGGTATGAAATATTTTCAAGTTCTGGAGATGTTATGAAAGAAATATTTAAAAGGACTAAAAAATGATGGTGACACAAATAGATGCAGATTTATTAAATTCTGATTGGGCAAAGCAAAGTTATGATTTACCAACTGGGAAAGAGTTGGATGAATTATTAAAATTAAATGAGATGTCAATGGCTGATTTTAGAAAGTTGCCCGCATGTTATTTGCCAAGAGAAAAGAGAAAATAGGATAATGCAGAACGAAGGGGGATTAAAAGAATGGACAAAACTTATTTAGACGTTCCATTTGCAGTTAAAGCTGATGAAATAGAAGAGTCCGGATTATTTCGGGGATATGGCTCCACATTTGGTGGAGAACCCGATTCATATAGAGATGTGGTTTTGCCAGGTGCGTTCAAGAAAACTATAGAGCGCGGCGGGCGGAATGGAACCGGCATTGCTCTATTGTATCAGCATGATTCCCGTGATCCCATTGGAATCTGGGAAGAGTTAGTTGAGGATAAAAAGGGATTGAGGGTTGTTGGACAATTAATTCGAGAGATTCCATCAGGGGATAAGGCATATCATCTTCTTAAAAAGAAAGCAATTAGAGGTCTGTCCATCGGTTATGACCTAGTTGCCCATGAGCGGGATGAAGAGAAGAATATACGATATCTAAAGGAAGTTGATCTTTGGGAAATCAGCCTTGTTACATTCCCAGCTAATTTGAACGCAAGTGTAACAGGGATAAAACAGCTTTTACAGCAAGCTAAAACTGAGCGCGAATTAGAGAATGCCTTGAGGGATTCAGGTC